GTATAGTATGATTAAGTCCTGCCATATATCCTGCCAGTATTGTACCATCAGTATTTAGAGTTAGCCTAGCAGTTCCAGCACTTGTTCCTAAAGCAAGTTTACCAGAAGCACCAGACGAAATACCAAAATCAGCATCAGCAAGTCCATTGATTGCCCAATCTCCTGACCCTAAATATCCTCTTGTGTCTGAAGCTTCCATAAATCTCATAGCAGGATGCGTACTAGCGGCTGTTTTAATTTGTATAATTCCATCTACCTCTAGCTTTTCACCAGGAGTAGTTGTACCAATACCAACATTGCCGTCACCTCTGACTGATAGCATATCAGTAGATGTAGCAAAATCAAATGCATTAGACGTATTTTTTCTGATTGTGTAAGCACCATCACTATTTCTAACAGTGGTCATAAACATACCGTTAGGAGCACCCCAACCATCATCTTGTATTACAAGACCTAATCCACCAACATTTTCATCACCATACAAATGTAATAATTTTGCCGGAGTATGTGTACCAATACCAACACGACCACTGCCATGTATCCTCATGCGTTCATTATTAGTTCCAGTTGAGTTTGTATTAAAAATTATAGCTGTACTAGAATCTTCTGTTCTTAATCTCAATGAACCATCTGTAAATATTTGTGCTGGATTACTAGTGGTTGTATTTCTAAAAAATAATGTTTTAGTTGTGTTTGCAGTTCCGTCCACTCTAATTGCAATTCCGTCTGCTTGAACATGTAGAGGAGAAGCAGGACTAGCTGTACCAATACCAACTTTTTTACCTGCCATAAAATGTAATCCATCTACATTCATTTCCATCACATCACTATTGCCTATATTAAAGTTAATATTTTGCCCACTGGCGGCGTTAAGAAATGTTCTTCCACTATCTTGTTGTAACAACGCATAGCCTGTAGTACCATTCATGTCAACATGACTAATACCACCAATATCTAAACCAAAGCCAGAAAAACCATGATCTCCAATATGAACTTTTCCAATCTCTGCACTTGAATTTGTATCAATAGCACCACTAGATAATACAACTTCTCCAGTAGCATCTGGCAATGTTATTGTTCTATCAGCTGTTGGGTCTGCAACTGTTAATATAGTTTCATTTGTACTAGCAGTTGATCCTTCAAACTTTATGAAATTATTAGTATTAAGAAATAAACCTTGGTGTGTCATTCTTGCAACAATTTCATTGGACCCATTAGATAAGACTGCAAATTCAATATTACCGTATTCAACTCCAGCAGATGGATTGACTATCTTACCAGAAATTTTTGCGTATGTGTGTTGACTACCACCATCATCATCACCTTTAAATGAAATTTGACCAAGATAATCTGCGGCGGCAGGTGATGCACTGTCACGAACTAAATCTATGACTGGACCTGCACTAGAACCAGCATCAGTTGACTTTAGTTCCATATTTCCTACTACATCTACGGATTTGTTAAAAGTAAAATTACCTGTGCTATCAACATAAGTCAATGTTGCACTAGCACCATCTATTGTAATACCTGCTCCATCAGCCGCGGCACTGTTTCCTGCTCCACTGGCAAGCACAATATTTTTATCGTCTACTGTTAATGTTGTTGAGTTTATAGTAGTTGTTGTGCCATCTACTTGTAGGTTACCTGCAATAACCAATGTGCCGGTATTGTCTCCTACCACTGCAGGATCAATAGTAAGTGTAGCAGGACCACGCACTGTAGCTGGAAGAGTAAGTGTTTTACTACTGAAATCCATATCAGTGTGTAGTTTTGCATGAGTTATTTCTAGAGCACCTATGTCGTCTGCTGTAATTGCGCCTTGTGCTATTGCTCTACTGATTATCTGTCCAACTGCCATATGTATACCTTATCTATTATACATATTTATGTTTAACTAGGGGGTGTTGGCCAGACTACGTCTTTAAGTGAAGAGTAAGTTTTAGTTATATCTCTTAATTCTTGTCTATAGTTTTTTTGTGCATCAGTTGGTGTTCTATCTGGCAATACCCACCAATCTGTTTTTGCAAGCATATCATTTCTTGTTTGTCTTAATTGTTCCAACTCCAACATTGGTCTTTGGTTGTCTCTAAATGCTCTTACACTTGCACAATGCGTAGATATTGCTTCTTCTCTTGTACAATCGTGTGCAATCATTGTAAGGTTTATTTCTTCTTCTGTGTAATCGTGTCCTACCATTAAGTACCCCAGCTTGATTCTCTTCGGTGATTAGCACCGGAATTTACAGCATGATATGTACTACTATGGTCATGATAATTTCGTGATTCTCCTGTTCCTGCAAAACTTATATTTGAAACCTTATGAACTACGACAGTAGTCCATTGTGACCATAATCCATCATTATGAAACCAAACTTGTCCATCTGAATCGAAAGCAAATCTTGATGTGTTTGCGTGACCATGTCTTTCCTGGCAGAAAAAGTGATAATTTGCTGATTGACTACTCCAGATTATAATAAATACATCAAGAATTGCATATTGATTGGTATAATTTAAATCACCTTTTCTATATATAGTCGCCGCATAAAGTTGTTCTTGCCCTTGATTAGGTGAGAATTTGCAAAGTTTGCAAGTTCTTGCATAGTATGTTCCGCCTCCTGCGTGATAGGTATATAAATTAAGTGTATGTTGAAATGGAAACCCATGGACAGGATTTGCACTAACTAAATCGCTATGGTCATAATATCCACCATATTGTCCAACTTTGTAATTACTTAGTGACATTTATTTTTTCCTCCAATTTACTTATCTGTTGTTTCAAACTGGATATTTCTTGTAATGCATCTTGTAGTGATTTCACAATTACAGGTGTAATTTTTCCGTAATCCATTTGCATCATTTCTTCACTGTCAGCATCTCCGCTTACAGCTTCTGGAATAATAGACTGCATTTCTTGTGCAATAAAACCATGTTGTGCAGGTGTAGTTTTATCATTTATCCAAGTGTGTGAAACAGGATTCATAGCCAATATCTTTTCAGTAGCATCTTGTATTGGCTTAATATTTTCTTTTAATCGTCTGTCTGATGTAGTAAGATAAGTTGTAGCTGTCGTTGTAGATTCTATTGCACCAACTCTGCTAGTGCTAGTGCCTTGGAAAAAATCTATCTGTCTCATAGTACCACTACCAGTAGTGTTTGCACAACTTAACATAGCATTACTACTACCACCTGCCCGATAAATTACCATGCCACCATTGGATCCAGCATAGGTCGTTGGATCACTAGTACCAATACCAACATTGCCACTGCTTCCTTTAAGGGTCATAAATCTGTCACTAGCTCTTCCAAAATATATATCTCCCCCTTCATAGTTCCACAAAAACCCATCTTCTTGTGTATCAAGTCCAACGCCAAAACCATCTGAACTTCCAGCTCCAGTGGTTTGGTTTTGAAATTGTATTTGCGTCTGGTCAGAATCGTTTCTGTACAATACCAATTGACGATTAGGACTATTCGTACCAATACCTACATTACCACCTCTTTTAATTGTAAAAGTATTAGTTCCTGTAGCATTATTATTTTTGTTCCAAATTTGTAAAGATCCGTCAGCACTAGAGTCATATATACCCCACCCAAAGGTTGAACTAGCGATGTCAACATTATCATAAAGTCCTAACCACGGATCTGTACCACCAGGTGTACTATTACCCCTGCCAATACTAGCATAATATCCACCACCTTCGTAAATATGAAGTGGATGAGCAGGAGCAAGATTTCCTATACTAACATTACCAGAGCTATCTATCCTCATGCGTTCTGTGTTGCTTGTAGCAAATATTATATCTTCTGCTTCTCTATGCCAGATTAAAGCACTTTCATTACTATCAATACCTATGCGAAAGCCATCATTGGCAGTAGTTCCTGTTGTAGTGTTAGTAAATAAAGCATAACTAGCATCACTATCATCTTGATGAACGTGTAAATTATAAGCAGGACTACTTATTCTTATACCTAAATTTAAACTTGAATAAGTTGTTCCTGTAACAGTAACACCACTAGATGTTGTTTCTAATTTTTTAACATTGTCGTGGTAAAGTTCTACTGCACCATTTTCTGTTGCAAATAACATTGTTTCATCATTAGCAGAATTTCTTATATGAACCACACTACCGCAGATACGCAGTTGACCAGTTCCCTCATCTTTAATATGGGAATGATTCCCATTATGACTTATACTTAGATCACCTCCAGTACCAAATTGGGCTTTTGCATTGTCAAAAAACTTTATAGCATTGCTTGAGTTATAAAATGCTATATTATAATTATTACCATTAAAAGTTACAGCCTCTGTAAAATTTGCACCTGTCCCCCTAATTTGTTTATTAAAATTAAAACTTGTTGTTGCGTGTGTATAAGTCATTGTAGCAGTACCATCACTGCCCAAGTCTACTGTTAGACCACTTCCATCTGCCGTACTGCTATTTGAAGAACCACTTGCTATTATTATATTTTTGTCATCTACTGTGAGTGTTGTTGAGTTAATTGTAGTGGTAGTACCATTTACAGTTAGATCACCTGCTATTACCACTGTTCCTGTATTGTCTCCATGTGTTGCTGGATCAATTGTAAAACTGCTAGGACCTTGCAAACTGCCTGTGGTTGTAATATTGCCTGAAATATCTATAGCACCACCAAATGAGCCACCTTGACTCGCACTTACTGTGTCGTTTATACTGAATATCTGATGTGCAATTATTGTAATTTCGTCACTTGCACTGGCTCCAACACCTAAAACTACTGTGGTTCCATTGGTTGCTGTATAATCTGAAGGTGTTAAAAGTATACCATTTTGATAGACATCAATATAGCCAACATCATACGTTGCTGAAAATGTGGTCTGACTTCCTGTTGCTACAAAATTATAAGCTCTACGTCTACCTTCAGTAAGACCTTGTCCTATATATGGCATAAAGTAATCCTTGTATATTATACATATTTAGTTGATTATATTTAAGATTCTAGTGTTTTAATTCTGGTTTCTAGTGCGTCAATTTTGGTAAGAGCATCTTGCAAACTTTTTACAAGATATGGTGTGAGTCTGCCGTAATCCATGCCTTGAATTACTGGTTCACCATCTTCATCTACTTGATCTTTTGTGCCACTTACACAATCAACAACACCCGCTTCTTGTACTTCATGAGCTAAAAAGCCTACATGTTTAAGTCCGTCAAAGTCAGTACCTTCTTCACTTGTACTTTCGAATTCTACAGGTCTTAATTGTTTTATAATATTATCAGTACTAGATAGATTTACAATATTCTTTTTGATTCTATAATCTGAAGATCCTTGATATGTTGTTCCGCTAGTTGTTGATCTTATGTATCCTCGTGCAGAAGTATTTACTGTGAACTGCATCATTCTATCATCATTAGCACCACCGCCTCCAAAGTTATATCTTTGAATATACATACTTGACCAACCAGAATCACTGTCTGTTCCCATTTCAAGATGTGTTCCCTGACCTGCACCGCCACTGAAGCCTGCCTGAATTCCTGCTGATATTATTATACCATCACCACTACTGTACAAATTACCTGTTACAGGACTGTTTACATTTGAACTAATAGACAAAGATTTAGCATGCATTCTACCATTATTTTGTATATTAAGCACATCGTCTCCGTGCGTCCAACTGTAGATATTAAATTGATCTGTTCCGTTACCCGCACCAACTCTGGTCTGCCATTTCAAACTACCAGCTAAAGAATATCTATAATGCGATTGTCCAACAGCATTTACTTCAACTCCTGTATAATAATAACCACTTCCACTAGTGTTATTAATACGCAATCCACAAAAAGGTTCTGCACCCAAAGCTGGATGTACAATATTCAAAGGTGCATTAGGACTAGTCGTACCGATACCAACATTACCAGTTGATCTTACAACCATTTTATAAGCACCATCAGCATATACGCCAAGAGCCATTTTATCATTGGCACTTGTTGCATCAGTCCTAATAAGTGTACCTGCACCATTAGTGTTTGTATTATAAATTCTACTTATCCAATCATCATTAGCACTGCCTTCAACATCAAATTTTCTAGCAGGAGTTGCTCCAATACCTACATTACCAGAGCTATCCATTTGCATGACTAGATTAGAAAATCCACCTCTGTAAATGTGTAAACCATCATCATCAGTTGTATAAATGTTATATTGTTGTGTTGCACTATTTGTGCCTCTACTAAATGAAAGAACTCCGCCTTTAGTGCCATTTATATTAAAAGTATTAAAATTGCCACCAATATCAACAGGATCATTAGTACCAAGGCCCATGTTACCACTACTATCAATCCTCATGCGTTCAGAATCATTAGTTTGAAACATCATATAGTTAGAACCATGATTATATCTTATAATTCCTACATACTCACCTGCACCTGAAGTAGCATCAGAAAAATAAATATTTCCATGATTACTTGTGCCTGACCTTATAGTTATACCTGCTTCTGTAGAATCAGATATAGTTAATTCTGTGCCTGCTGTATCTCCTATTCCCGGTGTGATGCTACCTAATGTTAAACTTCCTGATGAATGAATCCTCATGCGTTCTGTATTATTAGTAGCAAATGTTGTACTTGTGTTTTCTCTATTCCACATTGTAGCTTCTTCATTAGAATTAATTCCAATAAGAAGTCCATCACTTATAGCAGTTCCTGTTGTGCTATTTGTAAAATGTATTTGGGAAGCAGTGCTATCAGATTGATTAGCTTGTATCATTGAAGTAGGACTAGTTGTGCCAATACCAATTTTACTAACATTTTTAAGAGTTGTGTCACTGGTATCCAGCATGGTGGTACCACCCATTTGTAAACTTCCATTTACAATATTAAGATGACCATTGGTATCTATACTGACGTCAGGACCACTGTTTGCAATATTAGCAATATGTTCTATTTTGAGAGTTGACATACGTATACCTTATTTGTTATACATATTTATGTTTAGCTTGGCTTGGTAATGATTATTATCCTTTAGATTTTAATTCATCATCGAATTCAGCATTGCGTTGTGCAACTGTTTTAACCCAGCCTCTTGTGAAAGCGTCTAATACTATTTCGTCTTTAGAACTAGGCACTGTAATTCCTTCTTCTAAATATCTGTCAACAGTAGTCCTATATATTTCATCATATGCTTCTCTGCATCTTAACTCTATTGCACTTTTTGCCCATTCAGCAGGATCAAGTGCTACTGATTCTAATGCTTTGTACATAGCATCACTTATTGTTGTTTCAATATTTTTTGTCATTTTTCCTCATCCTAAAAAGTATATTGTACATGCATTTTCGCCACCAGGTTTAACTGTGCTTCCACCACCGGAGCCTGTTGCTTTCCATTCTATATAATCACCACTGCTACACTTCAAAATAGTAGTGTGAGAATGATGATAGTATGTAGCATTTGGTTGAGATTGTGGTACAAAGTCAGCAAAGTTAACGCCATTGCCTGTAGAAGTAGCTCCGTTTATAGTCGGATACAAGTATCTCCATATTGCTCCACCGTTGTTTTCCATTTGTATACTTGTAGTGACTAGATATAACCCTGTTTCAGGACAGGTATATCTTGTATTGCCACTATCCCAAGCACTGGTGTTTCCTTTTTGATATACTACTGTATTCAAGTTTATTTTTTCCCAACCCCATGTTCCACTACCTGGTAATCCTTGACTGGCAGATAATGTAAGACAAATTGCACTTTGTCTCGGACGCAGATTATTGCCGTTAGATTTGAGTTCAAGTGCTGGATCTTCTGTAATTTGATGTGCAAGTTTTGTTGCCGATGGTGTAGCAGGTATTTTGAATTGCATACTACCATAACTACTCCAAAGAGTCATACGTTCTTGGCCTTTGTGATCGTATTGTATTCCGCCTCTGGTATTGTTGTCATAACCAAATGCCATACCCCATACAGTGTGATGTCCGCTAGCATCTCTGTTGTTGTCATCATGGAAAAAGTTCATGTAATGTCTTCCAAGATAAGTTGTTTCAGTAGTATACAGTTGAGCTATATCTTCTTGATATCCAGTTGTATGTCCAGTGGCAGGTTTGTTTACTGTAAATTTTGCTGTCATATTGCCGTCAGCATTAACACCAACTTTACCAGAGCTATCTATCCTCATGCGTTCACCATCATTAGCACCAAAACGCATAGCATTTACATCATGTTGATAAGTTATGTACCCAATATATTCTTGAGAGCCAGATGTACCATCAGAAAAGTAAATATTATTTTGTCCAGAGTTAGTAGAACGTATTGTTATTCCAGTGTTTCCACTATCAGAAATAGTTAGTTGATCTCCATTATTAGCTAATCCTGCTGTGGTTGTGCCAATCATAACATTACCAGAGCTATCTATCCTCATGCGTTCTGCATCACCTGTAGTAAACCTCATAGGATTTGTGCGAGAGCTTATTTCCATAGCTGAAGCATCAGAATAAATAAATGCTTCGTTTGTGCCACCTACTCCAAAAGCAACAGCACCAGAGTCACTATTGTTTATAGATACTGTAGTTCTATTTGTACCAGATAAAAGATTAGAAGTTGTGCCAATCATAACATTACCAGAGCTATCTATTCTCATTCTTTGAGAATTATCTATTTGAAAATCTATAGTAGTATTTGGATAATCTCCCCCACTGTCAGCATTAAATAGTAAATGACCTGAATTTCCAGAAATTATAGATGTGCTTGTAGAATCTGGATCAGATAAAGTAATAATAGGCTGACTTCCATGAAGTGTTAGTAACGAAGATGGGCTAGTCGTGCCAATACCAACGTTGCCATTGTCATCTATTCGAACTTTTTCATCATTATCAACCTCAAATATTATTTTACTATTTGCAATTGCATTATTGACGTCAGTACTAATTACAAAACTTCCTGTTCCTGTATTTCCTTTTAAATCAACAACTGCATTTGTATTTGTATCTTCTAATCTTATATCAGGAACTGAATCTCTGATGTGTAATTTTTTTGCAGGAGTTGCTGTGCCGATACCAACACTACCAGTAAAATTACCACCAGACAAAGGCATTTTTGTAGCAATACTGTTAGTGATTGTGGTTGAAAAATTTGCGTCATCTCCCAATGCCGCGGCTAACTCATTTAATGTATCTAATGCACCTGGTGCACTGTCAACTAATGCATCAATTTTTAATTGAGCTCTTGCATCAGCTCTTGTGTTTGTAAAATATAAATTTGAACCTTCTGTTACATCTGCTGTGTTGATACCATCTGCAAATACTGCACTATTATCTGCTATGTCTCTTACTCTACTCATACTGGCATGTACCTTATATCTATACTTTGATTGAGCAGTGGAGCACTACCAAAAGTTAATGTTGTGCCACTTACACTGTAATCACTTGGAGGTAATATCAGTCCATCTAATATTACTAACACACTATTCGCTGTGTGTCCTGCAGGAATTGTATATGCTGTGGTTGAATTGTTTCCTGTATACTGATTGCTTGTGTATGTTAAATTTAATTTAGCATTTGTTACACTATCATCTGCTGGAACACTAGCATTTGCATATGGCAAACCAAGATATCTTACATAGATTCTAGCATTAAGTGCCGGAGCACTTGTAAATGTTAGTGTTGTTCCACTTGTTGTGTAGTTTTCAGTAGGTTCTTGTACAACATTGTCTACCATTACCAATAGTGCTTGTGCTACACCTGGATCAGTACTAAGTGTAAATGCAGTTGTTGTATTGTCACCAGTAAAGGTTTGTTTTTGATATGCACCAGCCGCAATTTTATCTACAGTAATTGTTCCGTCTTGTAGTTTTACTCCAGTAATACTTGCATCAGCTACAGTACCAACATTAAGTGCAACACCATAATAGCGTACATAAACCTCAACACCTGCTGTAGGAGCACTTGCCAATGTCATTGTTGTTCCACTTACTGTGTAGTTTGTGACTGGCTTTTGCCAAACATTTGCAATATACACTGTAATTGCATATGGAGAACCAGGATCAACTGAAAGCGTATATGCAGTTTGATTTGATCCTGCTGTAAATGTATCTGCTGTATAATAATTGCTTGCAGATATTTTGCTAAGTCCTATTGTATTATCCTGTAGCTTTGCTCCAGTTATACTGTTATCTGCTACTGTTCCAACTGGTAGTCCTACACCATATCCTCTTACTTCAACTATTTGTCCATTAGTGGGTGTACCAGCTAGTGTAAGCGTTGTACCTACCACAGTTAATCCACTAGTTTTTTGTGGTACACCATCTACAAAAACTTGTATAGCATTTTTACTTCCTGGATCACTGCTCAAAGTAAATGTACCTGTCGATCCATTTGCTGTAAATTGATCTACAAAGACATTTGTAGGATCTAACATGCTATTTGTTATGAAGCTAGGTTGAAACTCACTGCTAGCACTTACGTATTTTAGTATTTGATTGTTTGTAACACCACTCGAATCTACATCACTTAAATCACTAATAGCAGATACACTGCTACTAATCGTAATTGTCTTGGTAGCACCTGTGCCAGTTGCAGTAACACCTGCACCAACAAAATTAAGAGTGGTTGCACTAGTTGATAGTGCAGAACCTTCATCTTGTACTGTAATTTGTCCGCCAACTGTGCCTGGCTTCCAATAATTATTGGCGTTATCCCAAACAAGTGCTTGTCCGTTAGTAGGTGATGCATTATTAACATTGTTTAGAGATGCAAGGTTTGCCGCCGCAATGCGTAAGTCAGCTCTTGCATCAGCTCTTGTGTTTGTAAAGTAAAGATTGGAAGTACCTTCTGATAGGTCATCTGTATCTTTTGCCGCAAAATCTGTATTAAAATTACTTGTTGTATATCCTGCCGCGCCATCTATAGTAAGTGTTCCTGCGGCATCATCATAAGTTGCTGTAATGTTGCTACCACCAACAATCAGTGCGGCAACTCTGTCGTCTACACGTTCATTTGTAAAATATAAATTGGACCCTTCTGTCAAATCTGCTGTTGTACTACTAGTTTCATCTATAAGTTTTATCCAATTACCACCATGAGCAAAATATCCTTTGTTAGTTGCATGTACATGAGCAAACATACCATGATAGGTGCTAGCACTAGGTAAGTCACTTTCTTGTGCATAATGATTAGAATATGTAATTTTGTTTGAACCAAAATCAGTTGTTCCTGTTGCAGTTAAGCCGTTTAATACAGGAGGTGTATACGTAATTGATTTAGCACTGGAGTTCCAAGCTATAGCACCATTACCTGCAGGTGTACCTTCTGTGCCTATTGTGATATCTGCTTGTGTTAGCAGTGCATTTGTATTGTAAAATGGCGCTTTGTTGAATACCCACTTGTCACCTGTGCTAGCATATGTTAAAGTTGCACTAGCACCATCAACTGTGATGCCTGCTCCATTTGCCGCGGCGGCATTTGCCGCACCACTAGCTATAGTAATATTAAGGTCATCTACGTCTAATTGGGTACTATTTATAGTGGTTGTAGTTCCATTAACGGTAAGTGTACCAGTTACTGTTAAGTTGTTGCCAATTGTGACATCATTGGGCAATCCAATTTGTACTTGATTGTTTGTTACAGCGGTTTCTATTTCACTGCTTGTACCAGCAAAAGTAAGTGTATCCGTGCCTAGTGTAATTGTGTCAGTGCCACTATCTCCTGCAATGTCTGTTGTGGTAACAATGTTTACACTTTGCGTACTTGCACTTGTAATACGTCCTTTTGAATCTACTGTAATTACAGGTATAGCACTACCACTACCAAAACTTCCAGCAGTGACACCTGAATTTGCTAGTGTTAAATTTAATGCAACATTAGCTGTGCCGTCAAAAGACACATTGGGTGCAGTTGCATCACCTGTCGCACTGAAATTTCTTGCAGTTTGTAAAGCAGTTGCAGTGCCAGCGTTTCCTGTTATTGTACTGGTTGTGGCATCAATTGTTAGACTGTTTGCAACATCATTATAATTTACACTGATATTATTACCAGCTGTAATTAAATTACTAACAAAATCATCTGTACGTTCTTGAGTAGCGTAAAGATTTGCAGTGCCTTCTACAACATCATCACTGTCAAAAGCTGTGCTAACATTAATCAAAGCCTCCCATGCACCTGAAGTACTGTTATACTTCCAGCCACGTCCTAGTCTTACATAGGTATCGCCATTACTTGGATTCGAAGGAAAATTTAAACTCATATGTATACCTTATCTGCTATACATATTTATACTAATTATGATGGCTTAGTGGGCCACGTAACTGAGCTTTGATCCAACATTCCATCTTTGATTTTTGGATCAGCAGACGCTGGTAAATCTCTGAGTGCTTTTCTATAGTTTTTCCAAGCTGTACTCATAGTAACATCACTGTTACCCATCCAATCAGTTTCTGCTAGTTTTTGATTACGCTCTGCTCGAAGTAAACGCATAGGTTCTTCAGCTATTAGTGCATCTCGTTTGGCTACAACTGCTTCCCAAGTAGTTCCCCATTCTGATTCCTTTGTACTTTCAATAGCTGAACCATTTGCATCTGCACCTGTTATTTTAGCGTACATAGTTGAGAATTCGTCTTTGTTAGTAGGTTCACCTCTGAGTACCCATTCTTTAATACCTAATTCTGTCAATGCTTTTGCAATATCTGTCATTTGTTTATTCCTTTGTTAAATGTATTTATCCTATTAAATACCCCATACAGTTTGTAAAAGCAGATGCACCATACACACCATAAGTGCTGGTACTAGTAGACCTTAAATACCATGAAAAAGTATCACCAACTCCCATTTCATAAACTACACATAAATGATCCTGATTCCAACTTGCACCTGTAGCAGTTTGATTTCCTTTTGTTATCACAGTACTATTTTTATATCCGTGTAATTGCATATCGCCGGCTGGATTGCCATGCATCCAATTCATTGCAAAAAAGTATACACCAGCAATCGGACAAGTAAAATCTCCTGTACTTGCATTAAAATTACTTCCTATATCATGTACAGTAGTCCAGCTTCCTATTTTCACTGTAGCATTTGTTTCTGCCAAATGTCCATTTTTATTTGCATAAAACGAAGGTCTAGCTGGAGTTGTAATTCTACCTGCACTATCAATAGTCATCGCTGTAGTGTCATTAGTGTGTTGTAGCTGTTGAACTTTTAATACGCTCATTGTGCAATCTCCATCGCTATAAATGTTGCTGTGTTTGCAATACCTGCCTGATCATTAAATCTCGCTCGGTTTCCATTTATCTCTATTGTGTAAGTTAAGGTAGATGTACTATTATGAGTAGTATCAAAGAAAGCTGTAACCCAACTCAGGGTGTTCCAAGCGCCATCTTCTGTATAACCCTGACCATCGTTAGTCATAATTACAGACCCGTTTCTTTTTATTCTTAATCCCCTACTGTAAGGGCTTCCAGCACTGTAGTGCCAGCCTGCGGCAAAGTTTTGTAGAAGTATTTGACTGTTAGCAAATTTTGGTGTTATCGCAAGACTATGACCAACATCTGAATAACTGCTTGATACTACTTGTATATTTGAAGTAATAATAGATTTTGTTATCTGTATGATGTGACCGGGAATATGTACACCATGATTAGAACTTTTTTCCTCAAGATTATCAACATACAAAGTACTCATTGTGCAATCTCCATTATAGTCATATATGACGGGTCACCATAATTGTTTACTCTTGCAGTACCATTTGAATTACTAGGTTTGAACACAACTGAATAACTTCTTGCACTGGTACTACCAGCACTTCCGTACCATTGCATTGTGTGTTGACTAATATTTTGTGAATTGTCGCTACTGTGATAATCAGTGTATTGACTATCATAAAGAACTGTTGAATCCTGTTTAATATTGTAACTTATACCCAAATCACTGTAATTGTAATGCTCACCTGCTATAGTTGTTATCAGCCATATTATACTGTCTGAAAATTTAGGTGTGAAACTTTTACTCATACCAAATGATTGAAAAGTACTTCCGCTATATGTTACTACTGTTGCACTACTATGAAATACAGTTTGAATTACATGACCAGCTGGCAGTTTTAAATTGGTTACGCTACTTATATCAACTGCGGTTGCTGTAGTTGCGCCTTGTACTGTATCTACTTTTAATATACTTGCCATTTTATACTATTGTCCATGTGCTTCCGTTGGGTATTGTTAACGTTGCGTTTAGTGTTATAGGTCCTATTGCCATGCTGTTACTACTGCTTGGTAATGTTGTGTTTGTACTTATTGTATTAGGATTTGTTATAATTGATTTTTCTGCTGTAATTCTTCCATCTGCTTCTATGGTCATTGCACTAGACATGCTTGCACCTGTTGACTTTGTGTAAAATTCTATTCTGCCATCATCATTAGCACTGGTATTTGTAGCTGTTGATATTTGACTAACTTGTGTAGCACCGTTATGACCCAATATTCTGTACAAATCAAAGTCAGCGTTTGTTGCTGATGCTCCGTTACCCAAATACAAAAATCCACTACTGTTAGCATTATCACCTGATAAACTTAAACTGTTGTATCCACTTGAACTTGATCTTGTCCATGGGATAGTAGTAGGACCTATATCAACACTGCCAATGACTTGTAACATTTCATCAGGAGTCGTTGTTCCCACACCTATCTTACCTGCTACAGTTAAACTAGCAGTACCTGTTGAGCTTGGATCTAAATAATAACTGTTATTGGAGCTATCTACAAAATATGAAGCTTCAACTTCACCTGCAAAACTAACATTACCTTGATTGTTCAGATACATTAAATTTGTTCCAGAACTTCCACTTCTTACTTCTAACACTTCTGAAGATCCACTAGCATGTATTCTTACACCTGTGTTGCCACTAGTCTTAGAAGCATAGATAAATGCTTCTCCACTAGATGGTGTCGAAGGTGCGGCTGTAGCTTTCACTGTCATTCTATTTCCAGAAAGATAACCGTTAATATCAATATTACCATTTCCAAGAACATTTTTACTGTTAAGATATAAATCGCCACCTAGTTGTGGACTTGTATCACCTACTAGATCACTTTCACCTAAATCAATATAACTACTACCATCGTTTGTAAACTGCCATTTATCAGAGGTTTCATTCCATCTAAACACAACATTAGTTGCACTACCACGTTCAACTTCTATACCTGCATTTTGACTGGGTGTACCAGTCTCATCACTGTTAAGTTTGAGAATATTATCGCCGATATTTACTTCGTTTGAATTTACTGAAGTGGTTGTACCATTTACAGTCAAGTTACCAGACATGGTTACATCACCAATAAATGTGCCGCCATTTTGTCTGCTTACTGTGTCAGTTACTTCAAATACATCAGTTGATACAATACTAATTAAATCATTGGTAGAGGCGGCTGAAGCAAGCACAATGCTGGTTCCGTTTGTTGCTGTGAAATCTGCTTCTTCTAGTCTGGCGCCATTAAAAAATACCTCGACATTTCCAGGATTATATGCTAGTGTATTGTTGTTAGTATCTAAACCAGTAAACGTTGTTTGACTGCTGGTAGCAGTATAATTAAATTCTTGTTGTGCGTTACGTATAACAATGTTGTCTGGACGATTACCTAAATATGGCATAAATTATTTCCTTATATAACATATTTATATTTAACTTGGAGGTGTAGGCCATACAACATCTGCTGTAGTTGATGCTGTGGTAATATCTCTAAGTGCAGTTCTATAGGTTGCCCAAGGGTCTTTGATATTACTAGGAACATCAGCACCTTGTGTCCAATCACATGCAATTAGCAGTTTGTTTCTATGCTTTCTTATCTGTTCCCAAGTATCTAGTTCTCTGTGTTTTGTAATCAATTCATCTGTTATTACATCACTGCCTACAATTTGTTGCACAGTTTTTCCATAGTCTTCATGATCCGGCATTACTGGTATTTCAGCCGAGGGGTCATAACTGTATTCTACACCATCAATTACTATTGGATGATATAACCAAGTTGGACTGTATTCAAATTGTTCGCTCATATTTCCCTCTTTTGATTATGCGTGTAATGCATATGAATTTGCTCCTGGCATTGTAGTAGTAGTTGGGTTCCAGTCACTGTGTGAAACTTGTATCTTTACAAGATAGTATACATATGCAGGTATACTAATTGAAACATCAACAATTTCAGCTACACTATTACCTGGAGCACCGCCAGGTAAATTGATAGACAATCTGCCACTACCCGGTCCATTGTAAATATCTTGATATGCTATACCATAATTAGGATTGTAACTGCCATCGCTTCTACCATGTCCGTATAACCAATATTCACCTTGTGATGTTGTACTATAGTATGTTTGAAACAAAGTAATATGCACACTACCACTACCCCAATAGTGTCTTCTGTATCTCAATAGATTGTATGTTGTGGTGCTTGAACTAGCACCATATAATCTGTAGTGTATATTAGTATTATCAGATTGTACAAGCCTTGACCAGTTGTTTTTACTGGCGTGTATCATAGCGGCGCCATACTCGTCAATTCTAAAACGTCTTGTTGCTCCACTACCTGGGCCTATACTGTCATCTTTGGTATAAAAATCTAAATGTGCAGGAGCACTTGAACCGCTGTGATTTGAAGCGGCAATAGCTTCAATTTTAGCATCTGCACCAGCAACTGTATTACCTTGAGAATATCCTTTAAATCCTATTACACCTAGCTTTTGACCGCTTGTAACTGAGCCACTGTAATATGTTGATTGAAGTATTCCGCCTCCGTTACCAACAGTTAATGTTAGTCTATCAGTTGGGTCAGTATTATTAATACCAACATTACCTGAGCTATTAATAACTACTCTTTCGCCACCATTAGTCCACAAACCCATTTTATTAATATCGTGTTGGTATCTTACACCAGATATTATACTAACACCAGTGGTATCTTGAAAAAATATACCAGATGCGTTTGCGTTACCAGATACAACTGTAATAGCGTTATCTCCAGTAGTATCACCAACAACCAAATCACTTGTTAAGTAATTGCCAGGCGTATTATTATTAATACCAACTCTACCAGAGCTATCAATCCTCATTCGTTCAGTTAAATTTCCACCATTTGCCCTTGTAGTAAAACGTAATGCAGTATCATAATTTCCATCTGTAGTATTTTCTTTTACTGCTTGTACCGTTCCAAAATTTGTTATTGAACCACCATTATTGTACTTTCCTCTAAAGGTAATACCACCACCCGGATTTGTACCATTGTAAGCAGTGCTTGTGTCGGTAGCACATAATACAGCTAAACCACCACCAGAAGAAACACTTGAACCTTCTACATGCAAAGCGTATTCAGGACTGGTCGTGCCAATACCAACATTACCAGTGTTCATAATCCTCATACGTTCATTAGAGGTACCATCAGTGCTAAATGTCATGTGTGATGCGTCACTTGTAATTAAACGCATTGGATTAGTTGTTGAAATAATATCAATACCAGAGCCACTTGGAGCAATTTGTAAATTTCTTCCAGAACCATCATCAACTTGTAATTTTGCTCCAGGAGTAGCTGTACTAATACCAACATTACCTCCACCCGTAATGAAAAGACTGGTTGTCCCCCATAATCCAAATGATAGATAATTGGCAGAGCTAGCATTGCCTTGGTAATTAAACGTCATTGCACCTGTATCATTTGTACTGCCATCTTTACCCAATAATATTTGATGTTTATGTCCTATAGGAAGTGTTGTAGCATATGCTTCAATGGCTTTAGGATAGAGATTGCTGGTATTTGTATTATTGATTTGTAAACAAGCACCACCGCTGGTTTGACCATCACCAACTATTTTTACATCACCATTATCAACATGAAGTTTTGATGTTGGACTAATCGTACCAATACCTACATTACCATCTGTTGAAATATGCATTTTAATTGTTGCGTTGTTTTGTCCAGAAGCTGAGCCAGTATTGAAAGATATGCCTCCACCACCACTACCTGGTAAGGCACTCGCATCGGAAATGCCGTTCCAAAGTATTGTATTATTATTAGACATTCGCAATCCACCAGCTTCATATCCACCATCTTGTTTGAAAAGAATTTTAGGGTTATCAAACTCGTTGTTATTGTCTGTGTCTGCTTCTATAGTCAGTGTAGCATCACCGCTAGTACCACTAGAAATTGTTAAATCACCAGTAAGTGTTCCACCAGTGAGATTTAATTTAGTTGCAATTGAATTTGTGACTGTAGTTGAAAAGTTTGCGTCATCACCTAGAGCGGCGGCTAATTCATTTAATGTGTTTAATGCACCAGGAGCGGCGTCAATTAGATTGTTAATACTGGTAGTTACACTAGCTGTGGTTGCGCCAGTTGCACCACCTGTTGTAATATTTCCTAAATTACGTGCATTACTCATATCTTTATCCTAGTAAATATCCACCAAAAATAGTATATTCATATGTTGCGGTATATACTGTACCAGCGCCAATGTATGCTTGTACCCAATCATTTTCTGCCAATGTAACCATCCATGTCATTACTCCATTATCACCATAGGTATTAACGTTGCCTCCATCAAGCCTTAGATGTCTTTGATTGTGTAAATAACCAGAGGCACTATTTTTTACTAGATAGTATCTCACAGTGACAGTAGTGCTACCATTTTTAATAGCAGTTCCATAAAAAAGATAAGTTCCTGCAACAGGTGCGGTAAACCTACCATTACTGGCATTAAAGTGATTGCCTCTATTTACATATGTAGCTTGCCAACCAGTTAAATTTGACGATGCACTTGATGCCGCTGGTCTTGCCGCGTCAAACGCTGGTTGCTGAGGAGTCGTAACTCTTCCCAAGTAGTCTACTTTAATCGCTAGATAATCACTGTTGTTTATTCCATTACCACCTACTCTAGCCTGTAAATTTCTTGCTGTTGAACTACCATTATGATGTCCTATCCAACCTCCAACATGTCCGTCATTTGATTTTATGTCTAAACCTGCATAATAATAACCTTTGGCTTTTGCAGTAAAAAACGCATTAGCATTTGCACCACCGTCACCTGCTAGTTGTGTTGCATCTACTGTAACATCTACACGATGATTAGGATCATCAGTACTAATTCTCATGGTGTTTGCCAGTGCTTGTGCTTCTGGTTTTGTCCAAAATTGCATTGTACCACCACTGTCATCACCAGCATTACTGTCAGTTGTTGTAATCACAGTTCTAATCTGACCTACTGTTCTGTTTTGTGTACCTGTTCCAGCTGTACCTGCATTTTCTGCATTGTTAAACTGTATTGCACCTGCATTGTATCCTGCTGTATTTGCACGTGAAGCAAGTTCTAAGTATCCTGATGTAGCATTGTTAAGTGTTGTACTCATCACCGTAAGTTTTTTTGATCCTGTGTCATATGCACTTGAAACTGCACTAGTTGTGCCAATACCAACATTACCACTTTTTGTAACAACAAATCTACTAGTATAATTTGTACCAGTAGCAGAAGTACTAGATTGTAAATCAAGTATATATTCGCCAGTATCATTGTCGCTTGTTCTAACTTGCAAACCTTGAGCACCATCACTATTATTTGTAATTCTGGTTGCAAAAGCATTAGCAGATGCTACTAAATCTAGTCTGTGACTAGGACTACTCGTACCAATACCAATTCTATCTGTACTAGCATCAACATAAAACATATTAGTTTCATTTACACTTTTAATTCTAAAGTCTGTGTCGTTATTAGTTTCATTGAAATAAGCATTTGCGTTAAAAAAAGCAAATCCTAGGTTACTCATATCAAGTTTTAGGGCAGATATTCCTGAACCGCCAGCATTTCCGTATAAAATAATATCTTTGTCTTGTGTTAGACTTTGTATATAAAAATCACTACTTGATTGATAGAAGGTACCATAGTTGACGCCATCATCTTTTAAAATTATCTGCGTACCTGCGTCTAAATTTATATTACCTGCTACATCTAAATCAAAATTACCTCCACTTTGTAGTTTACCGTGAGCACCATCTGTTTCTAGTTGTACAAAATGTGATGTGCTGGTTCCTAATCTTGTGAGTCTGAGTGTTGCGCCTGCTGTATGATCCACATGCAAGCCATTGCCTGCAGGAGCGGTAGTTCCCACACCTATTTCTGCTCCTGATGGTAAATTAAATCCTGTTGTTCCGTCTAGTACTAGAGGCATATTTTATCCTATCTGCTAAACATATTTATTGTTTTATAAAGTCTGTAGTAAACTTTTCATCATTGGGATCAACTGGATTGTCTTCATTTAAAAGTTCTAATTTTGTGTAACCTTCTTGTACTACCCAAGGAATAATCATAGCATCTGCCATACCTTCGTTATCAGCCAGGAGTGTATTTTTTACCTCATCTTTTTCATAAAGGTCAACTTTAATTGTTCCATCTTCTTGTGGTATTTTTTTGCCATAATAGTCGTTAACATAATTTTTCATTTCCTATCCTATCCTAAAGTAAGTACACCTATAACTGAGCCTACGTCACCTGGTGTGCTATGTCCCGTCCACCTACAAGTTCTATCTGTGACTAGATTACTTCCATATAGTTCTACATGAATTGTATGACAACAAGCCATATCCCAGGTACTGCCATTATGATTACCATGGCCTTCGACCCTCATATATATTTGTGCATTTGTGCCAGTAGCACTTGAATGATAAAATCTTACATTAGGTGTACTCGACCAACCATAAAAACTACCATTTCGCCACTGATATGCCATTCTAACATGCGGTTGACCTTGTCCATTATTTGCCCCTGAGGGTAAGTTAACAGATCCATGATTACTTACAACACTACAAACACCTTCTTCATAACCATGACCAGATGCATGCCCAGTAGTCCAAATTACTTTATATCTAATTGAATGACCTGTTCCAGAAGAGTTATCTCCAAGTTTTATCTCATGCCAACTGTACTGATTGAATACAGGGTGATAAGCATAATGAAAAGTTCTTATAGTTTCATTTCTAGTAGTATATCCGTTTGCCATAAAGTCAATACGCTTATTGTTGTTTCCGTCATTATAAGAACTATGATTTCTTGCTATAAAAATTTGTGAAGGAGGGTTTTTAGCATCAGAATTATTGCCTATTCCTATATTACCATCAGCTCTAATAGTTAGAGCATTTGCGCCAAGAGTTGTGCCGTCATCATTCATTTGTTGGATGCTAAAATCACCCGCATTATACTGAGAAGCCGCTATTCTAACTATCTTTTTATTAGTAACTTGACCAGGTGAGTTAAGACCTATTGTAGGTGCACCTGCTGATACTTCTAGTGTTTGAGTTGGATTAGTTGCACCAATAGCCACATTGCCACTACTGTTGACCATAAATCTATATGCTGAATTAGTTCTATCATATAAGATAAAAGCACCTGACCCAGCGTTACTGCCGTCATCTGCACCTATACTAAAGTCAGCACTTGCATCGCTATCTGTAAATCTTACAAATGCATTTCCTGCATTTCCTTTAACATTTAAAATATCAACATTACCATTTACTTGTAATGGATATCCTGGACTATCTGTAGCAATACCAACATTACCAGAGCTATTAATAATCATTCTATAAGCACTAGCAGTATTATCCATAATACCAAAACTATTACCAAGTCCTGCACCAGTGCTATTATTACCTACATATAAACCATATTCACGTCCGCCTGTGTGTGTATTTTGTAAAATAAGACCAGAACGATTGCCATCTGTGCCAGCATATATAATTTTTGCTTGGACAACATCTCCTGAAGTACCTCTTACTGTTAAAGTTTTATCTGGACTAGTTGTGCCAATACCAACATTACCATCAGTTTTAATGTTTAATATTTCACTAGATTGTCCAGCTGAATCAAAATTAGTTGAGCTACTATTGTAATATCCCAACGAGTACGTGTTGCTACTTGATGTTGCGTGAGCATGATGTATCCAGTGATGATCTACAGTAGAGAGTATCATGGCTGATCCGTTATTTCCAGCATCGCTAGCCATAACTTGTATTCTAGTATCACCTCCTTCAACTAGTAGATCAGCTTCACTGTCTAAATGTTTTCCAGAAACCGCTTGACTTATAACATGTAATTTTTTTTCAGGATCATCTGTACCAATACCTATCTCACCACTGGAGTAATCCCATATCATATTGTCACTAGCACCATAAAAAGTTATATCTCCGTTTTTAGCAATTCTCATACGTTCAGTTGCAGTTTCCCAACCATTATTAGTGCCTGATGTTCCAAAACTAATACCTCTATTAAATACACCTGCATTGGTTATGTTTAGAGAATTGTCATTACTGCCACCATAATTACCAGTCCAAATAGCACTATGTTCATAATTACCATCTAACTTAAATATAATAAAAGCATTATCACCTTCATCATTATTATCACTATCTGCTTCAATAATTAATTTAGTATCACCAACGGATTTTGTAAGTGTTAAGTCACCAGTAAGTGTTCCACCAGTTAGTGGCAATACATTACTATTATTTGCTAATTGTACCCATGCGCCTGCATGTGCATAATAAGCCGCGTTGGTAGCATGAACATGAGCAAACATTCCGTGATAAGTGCTTGCACTTGGTAAATCAGATAATTGAGAGTATACATTTGCAAATAAGACTTTATTTCCGTTGCCATCAATATCCCCGCTCATTGTACCACCAGCTAGTGGTAGTTTAGTTGCTATACTATTAGTCACGGTGGTTGAGAAGTTAGCGTCATCTCCCAATGCCGCCGCCAGTTCATTTAATGTGTTTAAAGCACCCGGAGCACTATCGACCAGTGCATCTATTTTTAATTGGGCTCTTGCATCTGCCCTAGCATTAGTAAAGTAAAGATTAGAACTACCTTCTGTG